GCGACTAGAGCGGACTGGCGTGTCGGGCAGGCGACATCAGACAAGGTGGCGGAGGTCCGGCGGTGGCACGTAGATGAGCGCGGCTGGCGAGACATTGGCTATCACTACCTGATCGACCGCGACGGCACGGTCGTCTTTGCGGTAGCCCCGGCCTCGGTTGATGTAGGCATTATTTGCGAACAGGAGGTGTAAGCCATGACTTGGACATATGACCCCACTAATGCGGGTACAGGTAATGCTGCTGCGCGTCTAGACGCTGTTAGGCTTTTGGTTGGTGATACTGATACAAATGACCAACAAGTGCAAGATGAAGAGATTGCTTTTGCATTAAGTGAAAGTAACGACAATGTTTATTACGCAGCAGCTTGGGTAGCTAGGGCTATCGCCGGTAAGTATGCTCGTCAGGTCACTACAGAACTAGATGGTCAACTGTCTGTAGAGTACAGCGACCTTGCCAAACAGTATTCTAAGCTGGCAGACCAACTAGAGTATCAAAGCCTTAAAACTGGTGGTGGCTTGGGTATCAAAGCTGGTGGTATCACTAAGACTGACATTGAGATTGCTAGAGAGCAGACTAACCGTGTGAAGCCAACATTCCGTAGGGACCGCTTTTGGAACCCACCTACTTATGATGGCATGGACTTCGGCTATGAGGACACCTAATGGCTACTCTTACAGCTATGGCTATGCAGACTATGGTGAACCAGTTTGGTCAACAGGTAACTCTTAGGAAGTCTCTCTATGACCCGTATGACCCTACGACAGGTACTGTGGTGTCAACAGACAATACCGATCACCTTGTCAAGTGCTATATGTCTAGCTTCAGTTTGTCTGAGGTAAACAACGACAGCATCCTCTCGGGTGACCGTAAGGCACTCTTACCCTCTAAAGACATTTTCGGTGTATCTCTCCCTGAGCCTGATTCTGAGGATTTCATTATAGGCTTTGGGGACACTGTAAAAGTAGTTTCTGTGCAAAAGATTTACCATGCTGACACTTTGGTTTGCTACATTTGTCAAGTGAGGGAATGATATGAAAGCTAAAGTAAGCCCAAGTCTAATGAAGAAGACGGACTTGTTGGGGCAGACAGCAGAGGAGAGGGCTAAAGACAAGCTGGTTGATATTGCTCAGTTTGCTACCTCACGTTCCCCTGTGGATACTGGTGCTTATGTCACCTCATTCAGTATGAAACACGGCTACAGTTCTGGTCGTGGTAGAACCTCAAAAAATAAACCTCGTAATCAAAGTCCACAAGCTAAACGCCGAGAGGGTTTGTCGCAACTCCTAGCAGACATTGAGACACTCAAGCCCCTAGAGAACCCTCTTATTGTTCTGTCTAATGGCTCCCCTCATGCACAGAGTGTCGAGACTGGCGAAGGTTGGCGTAGGCCCGGTTATGCAGTGTTTGCTCAAGTTAGGGATAGGTTTAGGTAATGGCAAGTATCTATGATGACATCCGTGCAGCACTAGAGGTAACACTGACTGGCATTACTGACTTACCTGAGATAGCTTGGGAGAACCTGAGCTATGAGCCAACCACAGGGCAGAGCTTCGTTAAACCCCGGCTAATTCCCACGGTACGTGAACCTGCGGTTAGAGGCCTTAACCCACAACAATACTACCAAGGTATCTTCAGAGTTGACTGCTTTGTTCCTGAAGGTCTTGGCCCAAGTGCTGCTGATGATTTGGCAGACAAGATTATTGATGCTTTTGAGGCTACGACAGACGTAACCAATGGCAGCACTATCATATCCATCCGCTATGCAGAACGAGAGCAAGGTATGCCGGATGGGGCATTTTTCATGGTTCCAGTTAATTGCGGCTGGTACGTCTTTAACTAAGGAGAACCCCTTATGGCATGTTTTTCACAAGGGAGCCGTAGTGGCCTTTCTTACATTGTAGAGTCCGACTTTGGTACCACCCCGGCTGGTAACTTTACAGCTATCCCCTTTAACACACACTCCCTGAATCTGACTAAAGATCGGGTTACAGGGAATGAAATCCAACCTGACCGTATGCTTCGAGTTGACCGTCATGGTAACCGTCAAGCGGGTGGTGATATTGCAGTTGACCTTCGTGATGGCAACTTTGACCCTTTTCTTGAGAGTACTCTTCAGAATGCTTGGGCGACTACTTCCCTTAAAGTTGGTAGCACACCTAAGTATTTCTCTATTGAGGACGCTGCACAGGACATTGACCAATTCCGTCTCTTTACAGGTATGGCAGTCTCTAGTGCTTCTTTCTCCATCGCTCCTAACCAGATGGTGACCACAACCTTCTCTATGGTTGGTAAGGATATGACAATCAGTGGTACAGGTCAAACTGTGGATGCAGCCACTATTTCACAGCCTTTTGATGCTTACTCTGGTGATGTGAACATCGGTAATGTAGGGAATGCTACAACTTCTGTTCCTATTACTTCTATTGATTTCTCAATTGACAACGCTATGGCACCTACCTTTGTTGTAGGGGATGACTCAGCACCTTGCCTTGAGACTGGTATGGCTACAGTGGAAGGTACTTTCACAGCCTACTTCAAGGATGATGCTTTGATTAACCGTTTCATTAATGAGACCGAGACTGCACTGAATGTGTCTGTAGACGACCCTACAGGAGCTAACACTTACACGTTTTCTTTCCCCAAGATTAAGATTAATGGTGCGGACGTTCCTGTTGAAGGTCAGACCAGTCGTATTATCACTTTGCCGTTTGTTGCACTGTTTGACGCTACTGCTGAGACTAACATCGAGATTACACGTCCGGCTTAAAGAATCCTCGTAAGAGGCTAGGTGGGGGAGGCTAGTCGGGTGGCTTCCCCTACTGCATAAAATGAACACCCGACACAACTTAATAGGACACCCCGACATGGACCTTTCAAAAATTGTACCTAAATCCAACGTAATTACTGTCACTCTTAAGTACCCCGGTACAGATAATACACTTGAGAATGATGACAAGACCCCAATGACTGTGACCCTTTATGCTCCACACACTAAGGAGTATAAGGCCGTAGTCTATGAGCAAGCCAACAAGCGTATCAAGGAACAGAAAAAAGAGTTCACTGTAGAGGACTATGAGTCCTCCTCCTTGGATTTGCTTGTAGGTATCACTAAAGAGTGGGACATTACTTACGGTGAGGAGAAACCTAAACTAAACAAGAAGAAGGCTAGGGAGGTCTATTCTGGCGAGGCGGGTTTCTGGATTGTTGACCAACTTCAGGAGGGCTTGAACTCCTTTGAGGCTTTTACGAATCCCTGAGTAATACCTTGTGTGATTGGGCTGAGCATGAATTATCCCTTTTACAGACTGACGACAAAGGTATTACTCAGAGAGAGCACCTAGAACAAGTAAGGAAGATGACCGGACATGCGCCAGAAGAACTAGAGAACCCTTATGAGTTCCCTAAGCTTTTGTCTCATGTCTGGTCTTTTTTCTTGCAACTATCACAAGCACGGACCCAAGGCTTCTCCGGCCCTAACCCTATAAGCTATCCTGACATTCAGTCTTGGAAGGAACTTACAGGGAATACTATAAATCCTTATGAGGTAGGTATCCTTAAAAGATTGGACGCCATATATCTCTCCAGTACAAGAAAGTAGAACATGGCTGATATCCTCTTAGACGTAAAAGTTGTTGGCTCCCAAGATGTACTGAAAGCTGAACGTGCTTTGGTCAAAGTGCAGAATAGTGCAAAAAGACTTGCCTCTGAGATGGACAGAGGGCGTATGTCTAGCCAAGCCTACTTCAAAGGGCAAACTCAACTTATAAGAGTCTTAACCAGAGCGGGTTTCAGTTATGAAGAGGCTAGGAAATCTGTCTTTAGGTACACCAAGTCTATGCGTGCCTCTGAGGTGGCTGTAGACCAAACTACACAAAGCATACAAAGAGCCACTATCGCACAACAAAATATGGCCGCTGCCACTAACAGAAACTCTCGTGGTATTGGGCGGATGAGTACCATCACCCAGCAGACAGGCTATCAGGTTGGTGACTTTATTGTTCAGGTACAGTCTGGCACTAACGCTTTTGTTGCTTTCGGTCAGCAGGCTACTCAGGTTGCAGGTACCCTTACTCTCCTTGGGGGTAAGATGGTTCTAATTGGTTCTGTCCTTGGTGTTGCTATCCCCCTTATGACAGCACTTGGTGCTGCTTTTATGAGGACCAGAGAATCAACCAAGAAGGCAGAAGATTCTATAGAATCTTTAGATAGTGCCCTTGGCTCAGTTAAAACAAGCTTTGAACGGGCTGGTAAACCTATAAGGGACTTGGCAAAAGACTTTGGAGATTTTGCTGATGAAGTCCAAAGAGCTTCTCGAATTGCTGCACAAGCTTCTGTGTCAGATGCTCTTAGAAATCTCCAAGGGGCTTCTACTCAATTAAGGTCTGACCTTTCAAGTTTCCGCAAGGATTTTGGGGTTTTTAGGGGTGAACTAGAGGCGTATAATATCGTATCAGATAGTCTTGGTGAGAGAACTATAAGTAATGCCTCTGCCTTCGATCAAGCTGAAAAATCATTAGAGCAAGCCAGAAAATCAATGAGGAGGGCGGCAGAAGATATAGGTCTGACTACAACACAAGCTCTCGATTTAGACTCTGCTCTTAAAAATCTTGACAGAGCTGACTCTATGAAGGGTGTAGCTACGTCTGCCTCTCAAACTCTCGACCTTATCGACTCAATGTTCACATCTACTCAGACAATTCCTCCTGAGGTCTCTAAGATAGTGTCCGAGTTAGAAGCTGTCCTCAGGGCTGCTGCTCTTGGACAAAAAGCAATGGAGGATTCCAGTGACTCGGCAGAAGATTTCAAAAACACAATAGACTCTACTTCTATTTCTGGCCTAGCCGCTCAAGCTGGCCTACTAGCCTCTAACATGGGGGTAGCTGCTAGTGAAGCCGTTAAGTACAATACTGCCTTAAACAAACAAGCCGGTATCCCTGATGATACAGGTAAACCACGTTTAGGTTTTGGTCTACCTAGTGTGGATGCAGGGAGAGAAACCGGCACGGGCTTTAGTAGACTGGGTTTTGGCGACTTAGACGAACGTCCTACAAGGAACCTTATACCTCAACCAACAACTTCTGGAGGAAGTTCCCCAAGCGGTGGCGGTTCTGCCGAAAAGGTACAAGAAGATTACCTCAAGAAACTCCAGCTAGAAGCAGATCGTAAACTAAAACTCTCTAAGTTATCAGAGGAAGAAGCTCGTATCAAGGAAATCACTTTCCAGCTTATTGATAAGGGTCTTCCTATTGAGCAAGGTCGTATTGAGGCTATTGTAGCTACAGAAGAAGCACTCAGGAAAGCCACTGAAGCTGAGAAGCAACGTGAACAACTGATGAACACCATAGAGGGGCATATCTCTAATGCCTTTATGACTATGGTGGATGGCTCTAAGTCTGTTGAGGATGCTTTCAAGGGAATGCTTCGTAATATCCTGCTGGAGGTCTACAAACAGCAAGTAGCTGAACCAGCAGCCGCAGGTATTGGTAGTCTTCTATCAAAAGGGCTAAGTTCTGTCCTCCCTAGTGCAAAAGGAAACGTCATCAGCGGTGGGGAGCATGTCACCGCATACGCAGATGGTGGTGTTGTCAACCGGGCGACCATGTTCCCGATGAGGGGTGGTATGGGTCTTATGGGAGAAGCTGGGCCGGAAGCAATCATGCCACTCAAGCGCGGAAGCAACGGCAAGTTGGGCGTTCAGATGGAGGGTGGGCAGCAGCCTGTGGTAGTCAACCAAACATTCCACTTCCAAGCTAATGGTGATGAATCAGTTAAGCGTATCATTGGTCAGTCTATGCCACAGATTGCTCAATACACTACAAAGACAATTGTAGACGAACGCCGCAAAGGTGGATCAATGAAAGCAGCATTTAGAGGCTAATATGGCTATATCATACCCAGTGAACACCCCGACTGATATTGGGATCGCTAATATCACCCTACGTGCTCGTAACGCTGTATCACTGACTGAATCCTCTTTCAGTTTTAGTCAGCAGATAATCCGACATCCCGGACAACGGTGGGAAGCTGACATTAGTATCCCACCAGTTCGGAGAGACTTGTCAGCAGCTTGGGTAGCTATGCTTATGTCCTTGAAGGGTCAGTTTGGTACTTTCCTTTTGGGTGATCCTGACTATGACTCTCCTCAAGGTTTAGCCTCTAGTGCCTCTATTACAGGTAGCTCTGGGGATGAAAGTGTCACCGTATCCATGACTGGTACCCTGTTAGCAGGTGACTACATCCAACTCGGCTCAGGTTCTAGTGCTAAACTGCACAAGGTGCTTGTAGACCAGAGTGGTAATGGGACACTAGAGATATGGCCTTCACTAAGGTCTGATTACACAAGTTCCTCAGTTACCCTCACAGAGCCTAAAGGTGTCTTCCGTTTGTCTTCCCCTGTAACAGAGTGGGATGTAAATAATAACAGCGCCTATGGGATAAGCTTTTCAGCCGTGGAGGTCTTGACATGAGTAGAGATATTACAACTCAAGTAAACACTGCTGTTGGTGCACCTACTATCCAGCCCTTCTTTGCAGTTGACCTACTGTTTGATAGCCCCAATGAGTTATACTTGTGGTCAGGTTATGGTACTAAGACTATTAACTCTAAGGAGTACCTTGGGGCTGGTGAGCTTATGTCAATCTCTCGTGTGTCAGAGACCTCTGAGATTTCTGCGCAAGGGGCCACTATTACTATCAGTGGTGTTCCTAGTGAACTACTGACTAAGGCATTTAATGAGCCGTACCAAAACCGTGGATGCAATATCTACTTTGGGGTTGTAGGGTCTGAGGATCAGTACGTAAGTGTCTTTGCAGGTTATATGGACACTATGAATATCTTTGAAAGTGCTGATAGTGGGACTATTGAGATTTCAGTAGAGAACAAGATGATTGACCTAGAGCGCCCTCGTGTCCTTAGATATACATCTTCCTACCAAAAAAGTAAATTCCCCGGTGATAAGGGGCTTGACTATATAGCTTCTACCCAAAACCAGAAGCTTCCTTGGGGAAAAGGAATTAAAGATTGATTTACCAGCAAGAGTTCATTGATGACGTATTTGAAGATTGTCAACACCTGATTGAACAACACTGGGAAGAGATTGCTCTTAACAAAGAGAAGATTAAGCTTAACCCTAATTGGGATGCCTATAGACAACTAGAGGGTATAGGTGCTTTCCGTATCTTTACTGCTAGGGATGATGGTAAACTTGTAGGGTACTTTGCAGTCTTTGTTGAGCCTAACCTCCACTACCGAGACCACTTGTTTGCTAGGAATGATGTTATCTTCTTGCAGAAGGAATACCGTAAGGGCTTCTGCGGTATCCGCCTCATTAAGTTTGCTGAGAGGTGCCTTAAAGATGATGGGGTATCTGTATTGATGATAAACACCAAGACTCATAAGGACTTTTCCCCTGTGCTGGAGAGACTCCACTTCAAGAAAACCGAAACGATTCACACTAAGTATATAGGCGAATAAATGGCTATCTCAGCAGGTTCAGCACTACTTTCAGCAGTAGGTACAGGGTTTACGGCTGGTGGTCTTGTGACCGCTGGTAGTATGTTCATTGGGGGTACTATGTTATCCCACTTCCTTGTGTCCACTGCTATTGGTGCAGCTATCAATGCTTTGACACCTAAGCCTACCACACCCGGTGCTCAAGGTTATACTGTGACTACCCGTGGCTCTAACTTGGACCACCAGATTATCTACGGCCAAGAGAGGGTTGCTGGTGCTGTAGCTGCTGACTTCCTAAGTGGAGAAGGTGGCTCTGAGGGTACCCGCTTCTTGCACCGTGTTCAGGTTATGGCTGGGCATGAGGTTGAGTCCTACGAGGAGGTCTATGTCAACTCCTATAAGGTGGCTGAGTGGAAGGCCAACACTGCTGCTGGTGCAGGCGCAGTTACGGGTATTACAGACCTTACTCCTTGGCTGAATGACCCTTTCGCTGTACTTGTCCCTACTAAGCTGGTTGAAGTTGCATCTGATGGTACAGAGACTGTAGTAGAGGACTATGACTTTGATGAGTACAATGGTCTTGCCATGCAATTCTGGACTGGGGCAGATGACCAAACAGCTTCTACCAAACTGATAGCATCTATTCCTGATAACAAATGGACTTCAGATCACAGGCTCCGTGGTCTGGCCTATATGTATGTCCGTATGGGTAGGAGTTTTGATGGGGATAACTTCCCTACTGGTGTACCCGAGATCACAGCAGTCATTAAAGGTCGTAAGGTATATGACCCTCGTGAGGTTTCCCATGACCCTGATGATAAATCTACTTGGGAGTGGAGTGATAACCCTGCACTGTGTATCCGAGACTACCTCACTCAAGACTTCGGGCTTGGGGAAAAGGATATTCAGGTTGATGATGATCTTGTCTCTACAGCAGCCGATGTATGTGAGCGGAGTGCCCTTGATGGTTCTCCTTTCTACACTTGCAATGGTGCCTTTACTACAGGTATTCAGCCATACGACTTCTTGAATAGTATCTTGTCCTCTATGGGGGGCCTCTTGTGGTACGCTCAAGGTCAGTGGCGTATGAAGCCTGCCTACTGGACTCCTCCCACAGAGAGCTTTAATGAGGATGACTTACGTTCCTCTATCAATGTCTCCACAAGGCACAGCCGTAGGGATAACTTCAATACAGTGCAAGGTTCCTTCCGGGGGCCTGAGACTAACTATTCTACTACCACGTTCCCCGCTGTGACACAAGCAGCTTTCCTTACTGCTGATGGTGGTATTGAGAGTTCTATTGATTTAGAGATGCCTTTCACTAACACCAGTGCAGAGGCCCGTAGGATTGCCAGAATCATTCTTGAGCGTAACCGACAGCAACTTACAGTCAGTGCCTCCTTTGGCCTCAATGCTTTCCGTGTGCAAGTTGGTGATGTGATTAACCTTAGCCTCGCCCGCTTTGGGTGGGTTAACAAGACCTTTGAGGTTACTAATTGGGGTTTTGGTACAGTCAATGAGTATGACATTCAAGTAGAGCTTACCCTTCGTGAGGTGACTGAGAATGTCTTTGACGAGGTGGATGATGGTGTAACCTTTGAGGGGGATAACGCTAATGTCCCTTCCCCTATTGCAGGATTAGCAGTTACTAACCTGACAGCTACCCCTAGTGGGTTCCTGAATGGGGATGGCACCTTTGTAGGTAAAATCTTGGTTAGCTGGGATGCTATTGTCAACTCTAATGTTTCTGAGTATATTGTAGAGTGGGGTAGAGCAGCCTTTAATTTTGCAGATTATGGAGGAGAGGTTACGTCTCTTGGGGGTTCTCCCACTGCTAGGGAAACCTTTATTTTCAATGGTTACAATAACATTCTAGGTAGGAACCCTGACCAAGAGGGTTTTGACTTCTATAATACTGGAGGTGGCTCTAGCCTCACACAAACTGAGTTTGAGCAAAACCTGAACAATTCCCCGGAGGCAAGGGCTATCAGTGGCAGTGTCCGTGTG